AAGAAATGACATTCCTGAAGGTTTGAAAATCTTGTCTAAATTTGAAATCTCTGACAGACCGCCTGTGAAAAGCCACTTGTTATCCCCGGTGGTTGAAAGAGTACCTCTGCCTTCTAAGAAGGTAGGGGGAAAAGTCAACTCTGAACACGATGGATAACGCATGGCTCAGACACTCCAAGGCTATCTCACGCAAGTTAGATATTTGCTGCATGACGCGCAAGCTAACTTCTACACTAATGACCAGCTAATAGGCTACATCAATAGTGCGCGTGAGCGTGTCGTGCGCGACACAGGGTGTCTGAGAACTGTTCAAGTATCTCAAACTCCTTGCACTCCCGTATCGGGTGGAGCAACCCCAGTCATTTGGTCTAGCGGATTAACCGTTGCTACCAATGACTATGTTTTCTCTAACATCTATATTTACAAAGTTGTAACTGGTGGCGTGCTTGGTTCGACCGCTCCTCCCTATCCATCAGCAACTTACGTCTACCCACCAACAACATCTTTTACAGATGGCACGGCTACGTTGCAATACGTTGCACCATGCGAGGTCATAAACTTTGCTTCTTTGCCATCAGGTGTGTTGACGCTAGATGTTTTGAATATCAATTTGTATTGGGGCAACTCAAGAATCCCATTACGGTATTTACCTTGGACTGACTTTAATGCTCAATTGCGTTATTGGCAGAACAATGTTCAGCGACCTATTTGCTTTAGCATTTATGGTCAATCTCAAATTTATGTCGGACCAGTACCAGACCAAGCCTATGTGATTGACTTGGACACGGTTATTCTGCCAACTGCTATGGTTAATCTGACTGATACAGATACCATCAATGACCCATACGATACTGTTGTTCAGTTCTATGCGGCTCACCTTGCCAAATACTACGAGCAATCGTTTGGTGAGGCTGAAATCTATTTGCAGCAGTACAAGCAAAAAACTCAATCGGTATTGGCATCTGTGTTTACAAGAAGGATACCAACCCCGTACTCAACACCGTTCTAATATATGGCAGCCGCAGAGCAAAAAAAATCTTACGAGGTTGTCAAGCAGTTCAAGGGTGTAAACACCAAGGCGAACAGAACGGCTATTGGAGACGATGAGTTCTATTGGCTTGAGAACGCTATGCCCATTGGCTATGGCAATATCAAGATTACGCCAACTTATTCCAATGTAGGCAGCGTTACTTTTACCAATACAGTTAGTTTTTATTGTTCAGCCAACATCGGTTTGGTTAATTATTTGGTTGCATTTCAGGCAAATGGCTCGGCTGAGTATGTGCGCTTGGACACAAATGTTAGAGGCACTATTGCTTCTTCTGGAACATTTAGCGCATCAGGGGTCAACATCTCTCAATGGAAAAATGACCGCATCCTGATTGGTGACCCTGCAAAGGGTTACTTTACTTGGGATGGTGTAAGCCTAGTCTTTATTGGTGGAGTAGGGCAAGTTGGTATTGTCCAAGGTGGCTCTGCTTACACTTCTGCGCCAGCAGTCATCATCTCAGCCCCCAATACGTCTAATGGCGTTCAGGCAACGGCTGTCGCAGCTATTACGGCTAACGTGGTGTCCTCTATCACTATTACAGAGTCAGGAACAGGCTATACAAGCGCACCTACGGTCACATTCAATGGTGGTGGTGGCTCTGGTGCTAATGCCATAGCAGGAATTACTACATTTGCAACGGGAACAGTCTCAGTCTTAGTGACTGCTGGTGGCACGGGTTATACCAATGCGTCTAACCTGACTGTCACTATTGCTGGTGGTGGTGGCACTAATGCTGCTGGTCAAGGGATTGTCTCTGGTGGCATCGTTACCCAAGTCGTGATGACCAATGTCGGTAGTGGCTACACAAACCAAGCAAACGTCACGGTGACCATTGCTGGTGGAGGCGGAACTAACGCCACAGCCAAAGCAATCATAAATTTAGAGCCAATAGTCGGCATCCAGTCGTTTTCAGGGCGTGTTTGGATAGCTAATGGGCGCACAGTCACCTATTCAGGCGCGGGGTCGTATAGCAATTTCACAAGTATTTCTGCTGGACAAGTAACTCTGACTGATGCAACCTTGCACGGCAACATTACTCAGCTACTCTCAGCCAACAACTTCCTCTATATCTTTGGAGATGACTCCATCAACGTCTTCTCGGATGTGCGGGTGACCAATGCTGGCACAACGCTGTTTACCAATACAAACGTGAGTGCGTCTGTTGGCTCTAAACTGCAATACGCTATTTACCCTTATTTCAGGTCTGTTTTGTTTATGAACAACTACGGCATTTACGCTCTAGTAGGTTCTACAACGACCAAAATCTCAGACCCTCTTGATGGGGTTTTTCCCTACATTGACTTTGACTATCCTGTTTATGCGGGTCAGGTTTTGTTAAACAACATTCTGTGCGCTGCCTTCAACTTCAAATACACGGGTGGGTTGGGAGTCTCTAGCTCTAGCCGCTACATACAAGCCATATTTTTTGAGAAAAAGTGGTTTTTTACAAGTGCTGGCAACGACTTGGCTTATATAGCCTCTGCTCCGCTAGGTGGCAAGATTAACCTCTATGGCTCTAACGGCAACTCTTGTGTGCGTTTGTACTCGGATTCCACTTCTCCCATTAACAGTTATGTGCAGACTTCATTGAATCCAATGAAAGACCCGATTCGCACCAAGCAAGCGTTGAAGGTTGGCATTGAGGCTACCTTAACCAATGCTGCCCAGTTGACGGTTACGGTGGATTCTGAAACGGGTTCTAGCACTCCTGTTTTGCTTGGAGAATTAGTAACTTGGATTAATAATCTAAGTATTCCAATTTATTGGAAGAACAACAGTTCTGCGGTAATCACTTGGTATGGCGGTGGCGGGTATACCCTATACAAGACTGACGCAAAACAATGGGGTAAGTATTTGGGCATGACCGTTACATCAACGGGTGCAAATTTTGTAATCAATGGGTTCGAATACGAACACGAATTAAGAGTGAGGTTCTAACATGGCAGTTCCATATACCTTTGGTAGCGCAACAACAAGTATTCCTCTGTCTCAACTAGACAGTAACTTTGCTACAACCATAACGCTTGGCAACACAGCCATTCAGTTGGGTAACACCGTTACTACGCAAGACAACATGACGTTGGCTAATGTGACCATATCTAGTGGCACAAGTAATCTTGCAGCAACCGCAATTACTAACGGCACATCCAATGTAACTATTGCTTCCTCTGGCGGCAATATTGCAATGGCAACAAATGGTGCTACTGCGATTACTATTGATACTTCACAGAATGTGGGGATTGGTACTACCTCTCCAGCAGGAAAGTTAGATGTTGAAAACGGCTCTGCAAAGCCATTTGGAACTGTTGCACAACTAAGTGCTGTATTTAAGGGAAGCGTATCAGTTGGTGAAGGCGGTGCAATAGGATTTGATTACTTCGGTAATCGTACAAATTGCCCGACTTCTATGGGTTATGCCGTTGAAAGCCAAGCAGGGTCAACAAAAGGAAGTTTGGTTTTTGGTACTCGCTCCGTAACAACTGACACTGCACCAACAGAGCGTATGCGTATCGATTCTAGCGGTTCGTTGCTGGTGGGGAAAACAGTTACTACTTTTTCAACTGCTGGAATTGCGCTAAATGTTAGTGGTGGTGGTTATTCCACATTTACAAGAAGCGGTGGCGGTCTTGCTGACTTTAATAGGTTATCTGATGATGGGGAGTTAATTGCTTTTTATCAAGATACCACCAAAGAAGGAAATATATCTGTATCTGGAACAACTGTTTCCTACAATGGTGGTCACTTAGCCCGTTACGCACAAACAACAACAGCCAAAGACGAATCACTTGTCAAAGGAACTGTGCTGTCTAACCTTGATGCAATGAATGTTTATACTGCACCGACAACCTATTGGACAGAAGAAGATGAGTTACCAGAGGGTGTAAATGTTGGCGATGTAAAAGTCGAAACCCACGAAGTAGCAAACGAGCAGTTAAACAAGGTTAAAGTCTCTGATGTTGAAGGCGATGCCAATGTCGCTGGTGTGTTTGTAAATTGGTCTTATGACGAACA